GCAGAAAGGCCGGAGGAATGACTGACACGATCGTTATCGGTGGGGGCCTGTTCGGCCAGATCATCGCTGCTGAGCTGCGTGCCCAGGGGCAAGAGGTTCGGGTGCTCGACAATCGTGAACCGATGGCAGGCTCCAGGCCCGCTGCCTGCCTCATGAAGCCGAGCTGGTTCAGCGCCCTGGGCAAGGACGTCTATGAGCCCTCCCTGGCCCTCCTGGACCGCCTCTACGGGGTGAAGGATCTGCCCTTCGACGTAGCGGTCGGCAAGACCGGGAAACTGGCTGAGGCGACCGTGCACTGGTGTGACCCGGCGAAGATCCTGGCAGGGCCGACGGAGCATTGGTCGGTGACCAGGGTGGGCGAGAAGATGGACGGGGGCCGCTTTGTCGAGGTGTCTGGCCCCGGCCCGGCGCGCTCTCTGGAGCGTGTGTTCGCACGCAACATCGTGGTGGCGGCTGGCATCTGGACTGAGCGGCTGTTGCCCCAGGTGCGCCAGCAGGGCCAGCGCGGCATGGCGCTGCTGTTCCCCGACCACCACCCGCCGCGCGGGAAGATCAAGGTGTGGGCTCCCTACCGCCAGCTGGTAGGCTTCGACCGGGGCGACGGCATGTGGATCGGCGACGGCACCGCCATCAAGGCTGAGAATTGGGACGACGACCGCACCCGGACGGTGTATGAGCGTGAGCGACACTTCGCTGATGGGTTGCTCAGCCCCCTGGGCTTGACGCCCAATGACGGAGCGCGCTTGCTCCACGGCATCCGGCCCTACGCCAAGGGCCACAAGCCCTGCCTCCTTCAGGAGGTGGGGCCGGGGCTATGGGCCGCGTCGGGTGGCGCGAAGAACGGCACCCTGGCGGCAGGCTGGGCGGCGCACGAGATTGCACGGAGACTTGGATGAGCTGGGATCGCAACGTCGGCAACTGGACCTACGGCGCGGAGCACGAGTGGGCCGACTGGGACACCACCCGCCCGCTGCCGCCCGGCTACGGTCGCGACCGCAAGGACATCACGATTGTCAACTCGACCGGGGTGGCCAACGACCCCAAGGACCGGCTGCACCAGCGCGGTGGGGAGATCAACACGCCGCCCACCAGCACGATCGAGGGCCAGATGGCCTGTATGCGAGAGCTACAGGAGCTCTACCCAGAGGCCACGATCAACTATCGGTCCAACCTCCACCTGCACATTCGTGTCCCTGGGCTTAGGGACGACCTGGAGACCCTCAAGCGGGTGCAGACCCATATCCATGAGTGGATGCCCAAGGCATTGCCGGTGATCGAGCCGTTGGTGCTGCCCAAGATCGAGGCCCAGGAGAAGATGCCCGGCTACACCCAGGGGTGGAAGCGTCGCCTCCGGCGCATGCGGGCCAGCCACCAGACCCTCCTCAAGCCTGATCGGGTGGCGCGGCAACTCGCCGCCGAGACGGTCGAGGACTTCTTCCGTGCCGAGGCCCCCTGCTCCCAGGCTGGGGTGCCACAGATGCACCTTCAGCCCCGGCTCTCCGTCAACGTGCGGCAGCTGCGCGAGACCGACACGATCGAGTTCAGGCACTTCCCTGGGACGATGGACCCAGAGCTGCTGTCAATGGCCTTCACCTGGTGCGAGGGATACCTGATCCGCGCGCTCCAAGGCGAGCCGGTTCAGGACTTGATCGACAACATGGCTGCCCACTATCCGAACGGCATCATCCCCTTCCAGCCCTACGACCACTGGCTGGAGGAGCGCTACCGGCGCACGGTGCACGACGGTACCATCCCCAAGGACCAATTGCCGCTCAACATCGCGGCTGTTCTCAAGGAGAGGCGACCATGAAAGAGGAACCCAGGCGGTGGGGACCGCTCGTTATCGAAGAGGGCAGCCCGGCTGTGGGCTGCTATAACGCAGTGGTGACGATCGGTATCGTCCTGGCCATAATTGGCTTGGGTGCATGGTGGTTGTCATGAGTGATGAGAAGGTAACAGCGCTGCCGACCAAGCCGGACGAGCTGCTTGCTGCGCTGGAAGCACAGATGAAGTTCATGCGGGCCATCCCCCAGCATGCCGCGACGGTGGCCAAGGCGCGCCGGTCGCTCTTCATCGCCTACATGAACGAGGGCTTCACCGAGGCCCAGGCGCTGGAGCTGTGCAAGGGAAGTATGATATGAAAGTCCTCGTCGTCTGCCACGGCAACATCAACCGCTCAGCCCTGAGCGCCGCGATCCTGCGCCAAGAGCGCCCCGATTGGGAGATCCGTGAGGCTGCGCTGAAGGCGTGGCAGAACGAGCGGTGGAAGCCCGAGCGCGCCGCCAAGAAGATGCGGGAGGCGGCAGCCCGGTTGGGCTATGACCTGGAGCCCCATCGCTCCCGAGCCATCACCGAGGACGACCTGGAGTGGGCTGACGCGGTCCTCTTCATGGACGGCGGCAACTACAAGCGCCTCACCCGCATCCGTCCTTCCCCTGGGCCGGGCAAGCAGTGGGTCTCCCTGGGCTCCTTCATCGGCCTGAGCCGGATCGCTGACCCCAACTTCATGAAGACTGGCTCGAACGAGTTCAACCATGTCGTGCGTGAGATTGAGCAAGCCACCAAGGCTTGCGCCAAGAAGCTGATTGCGGTCGCCTTCTAAGCGCGGCATGGTTAAGGCAAGAAAGGGAGTGGCCCTGTGATCATCAATATTCGTGGCACGTCCGGATCGGGGAAGACGCACCTTGTGCGTCAGATCATGGCCGAGTATCCTACCAAGCTCCGGCACAAGGTCGAGGGCCGCAAGCAGCCCATCGGCTACGTGATGGCCCATCCCGAGCGCCGTTCGCTGGCCATCATCGGCCACTACGAGACGGCCTGTGGGGGCTGCGACACCATCGCCAAGATGGAGACCATCTTCGAGCTGGTCAAGGAAAGCGCCAGCCGGGGCATGGACGTGATCTTCGAGGGTCTGCTCATCTCCGCGGACGTGAACCGCCACGTGGACCTACACCAGTGGGCCCAGGAGAACGGGCAGGAGCTCGAAGTGGTGGCGCTGACCACCGAGCTCCAGGAATGCCTCGACAGCGTCAACGCGCGGCGCAAGGCCCGCAACCCGGACCTGCCTCCGGTCAAGGAGAAGAACACGATCTCCAAGTTCAACGGCGTCAAGAAGTCGCTGGAGCGGCTGCGCGCCGCTGAGGTGCCAGTGTTCGAGGGCAGCCGCGAAGAGGCGCTGGCCCATATCCGAGGGAAGCTGGGACTGTGAAGAAGCTGCTCTGGTTCATGCGCCGCGTCGCCTGGTATCTGCTCGACGAGCGTTGCTCGATGTGGGACGTGCTATCCATCTTCGTTCTCATTAAGCTCGTCGACGAACGGGAATGGGTCACGGCTGGTGTGACCTTGGTCCTGATGGCTATGGCCGGGGCATTCCTGAAGGTCATCACCCACGATCGGCCACCGGCATGACGGCTGAAGCCTTCTTCGCCACGGCCCGCGAGCGCTACGATATACTCACCCGCCGTCAAGTCGACGAGGAACGGGTTGCGCTCGGTGAGCAGCCCATTGGCCCACCTTGGACCGATGATCCCATCTACGCTGGCAGCCGCTTCTGCAACGTGTTCCGCGAGGACGATCGGGTCACCCGGTGGATGCGCGCCAACCTCACCGAGCCGCTGGGTGATGACCTGGCGCGCCAATATATGGCGGCGGTGGTGTTCCGCTGGTTCAACAAGATCGAGACCGGCGAGCTGCTGAAGCCCCTCCTCCTGGGCGATTGGGACACGGAAGAGGCTCGCCGCTTGCTCAAGGAACGGGTAGCTCGCAAAGAGACCATCCTCGGCGCGGCCTATATGATCAAGTCACCGTTGCGCGTGAACAAGGTTGACGGGCTGCTGGACTGCATCGACCAGGTGCGCGCGCGGCACATGGACCGGGTGGCTGGCATCCAGTGGTATCACACCTTGCAGCGAGCCCACGAGGAGCTGCTACCCTTCCCCTACCTGGGCCCATTCATGGCCTACCAGATGGTCTGTGACATGCGTCACTCGCCGCTGCTGGCCGACGCCACCGACACGATGACCTGGACGTGCCCTGGCCCAGGGAGCGCGCGCGGCTTGAGCCGGGTGCTGCACGGTGAGGTGGGGCATTTTGACTACAACAATGCGCGGCAGCGCGAGGAAATGGTGGCTCACATGGGCGGGCTGCTGGCCCTGGCAAGCCACCCCGACTATTGGCCGGAGGACTGGCCGCGCTGGGAGCTAGCTACCGTGCAGCACTGGCTGTGCGAGTTCGACAAGTATGAGCGTGTGCGCCTCGGGGAGGGCCGCGCCAAGCAAAGGTTCACTCCCCATAATGCAGGAGATCAGTGACATGGGTT